GCTGGCCGCGCTCGGGTCAACATGCTTGCTGCAAAGTTGGCATTTGACGTAGCGTGCAACTTTGTAATTTCCTTGAAGGTCTGAGGGTATGAAGCGCTTGATTGAAGTGGCCATGGTATTTTCCTTGTTCGGGTTCGCTGCCTGTTTCCCTTCCAACTGAAATAAGTATGTTCGATACCATGTTAGAAGTCAACATACTAAATCACGATATTTGGAAATAAGTTGGCAAAGCGTCAAACGGCGTGAAATTACTCATCTACCCCAGCGAACAGCGGCATGGTCTCTTTGTTGGCCGCTTCGAGGTTCAGTTCCATCTGCCGGTAGTAGCTCGCCTTAAGCTCAATCCCGACGAACCGCCGACCGGCCCTGATAGATTCGTATCCCTCGCTGCCGATTCCTGCGAACGGGCTCAGAACCGTGTCCCCTGGATTGCTCCACATTTGCATACCGCGCCGAATAACCTGGAGCTGGAGCGGGCAGATATGGCGCTCGTCCTGGTGCTCCCTTGCACTACGGTATTGCAAGGTGTCATTGGGGTTGATATCGGACCAGACAGGGGATGCGTACCGCTGCCAGATCTCAATGCTGCGGCTGTCGGAATCCTCGCCTTTCTCGGGATATCCTTCGCCTACGTAATCCTGAAACCGGCCAGCAACTGGCTCATCGTTGTCGCCGGGCTTGCGCATTGTCACGAGGTAATCAGGGATCCCTTGTCTGCTCATACAACTATCTTTCTTGATCTGCTTATGAAGCAAGCCAAGTGCCTTAGTCCGCTGCATGGCCGTAACAGGATCCTTCCAGATGACTACCTCTGAATGGAAGTAGAACCCGGCATCCTGAAACGCCTTGATTAGTTGGCCCCTGAAGTCCGTGATTCCAATGAACCCGTCTCTGGTCTTGGTCGTCGGCAGCAACATACAATGAAACGAGACCAGCCTGCCCGGCTTCGTAACCCGGAACAACTCAGGGATAAGGTGCGCGAAGTGGGCCGCGAAGTCGTCGTGAGTTGAGCAATTGCCCATGTCTCGTGGGCTGGCGCTGTAGGTATATAGGCTCGCAAATGGCGGGCTGAAGATGGAATACCCGATGGACTCATCCGGGATACCTTGAATTACCTCAACGCAGTCGCCGCGATAGATTGCATATTCTTCGGTGATTACCTGGTCTATTGCATCTGTCATTTCATCATCCTTTGGTTTGAAATATCAACACCCTCGCGCTTCATTCTCCCGAAGATTCCAGGCATCCATGACCACCTAGATGAGACGGCCTGCCATGTTGGGTTCTTTTTTACGTTAAGTTCAGATGGACCGCGATATACACTCGCAAATGGTACGGCACCTGAATCGAAAACAAACTGGCATCTGTCCTCGGCTGCCTCAACAGTATCGCCTTCGTGCCCTATCAAAACGAAACACCTGAGCTGCCCTAGCGATAGACCGCCATCAACCCTGATCTTCTTAATCGCTTCAACCGTCCGCTCTCGTGATAGCTTTGAATCATAATCAAATGCAATATATAGGCGTTCAATTTTTGTTTTGTGTTCTGCCAGCAATCCAACATGCCAGTCTTTCATTATGCGGATATCAAACCCGCCATGGAGCCCAAATTTCCCCTTATTGGATGCGAGCATTTTGAATACTTCTTTAATGTGAGGATCAGGGCAAGCTAGAATGTTGCTGTCAAGCAATCTGTCACCTTGCTTAATTTTAATTGTCCTTAGCGCCCCCTCTCTAATCGGGACAAGACAGGACTTGCACTTATGAGGGCAGCCCCTGCTTGTGATTGTCATCCCTTTTTTAAGATACATACCAGGCTCAAACTCTTGCACGAAGTCATTGTATGCAGGTCCGCCCAACTTAACCGGAAGGACTGTTGACCATTCTTCTGCCAATTGTTCGGCTCTTGGCTTATCCCATGAGAAAGTACATGAAACATGGACCTCATCAACTTCTGGTGGAAACAATCCAGGTCCATCAAAAAAACACAGGTCATCATCTGGCGTATAGGTTGTCCTTGATGGGAACACTCTGGCTATTCTTGACATAAAATTGCCTCAATATCCTTCGCCAGTTCATCCGGCGTCCGTTCAAGTGTAGGAAGTCCAGCGTCAAGACACATTGCCACGATGCTTGACCCTGATATGTTCATGGTTTCAGCGATGGCCTTGATCCTGTCGGTTAGGTCCCTGGACAGGTAGAAGTTTGCAGCGTGCTTTGTTGTGGTGTTGGGCATGGTCTAGCGCGGAGCCAGTTCGTATCCGGCCTTGATCAGCCGGGAAGCGATACGCATCGTGCAAACCATATACTCTCCAACGTCGCCCATAACCACGGTTCCGGCCTTCATTCCGTATGCCCATCGCCATGCCGCGTCGTGGTTGCGGAAGGTTGCCAAGTTGCCGCTGCTTTTCAGGAAGTTGTATTCGGCGGTGGTCATGTTAGCGGGCCAGGGCGAAGGGCTTGGTCAGGAAAGTGACCCATGAGCCGTTATCATGGACGCGAACGAATCGCAGGGTTTGCCCGTCGCCGCTACGCTCTGCAATCACTCTGGAATCGCCTGACTCGCTGATGATGATGCTGTCGCCAGGATTCATGCTGTTTATTTTTGCGTCCATGGTCTTTTCCTTATCCGTTGCAGTAGGAGTGTTTTTCAATCTCGCCGCCAACCTTCTTGGCTTCGCCGCTCGCTTCCCACCTGGAGCAGTATTCCTCGGCGGATATCGCAGTGGGTGCCCAGTTGTATCCGGTCCAGTATTTGCCGTCTTTTTTGATGCGGTATGAAGTTGCCATGTTGGCTCCATCGTTGGCTGCTTTGTTTGTGTTTCCCTTAACCATGAATACAGTATGCTCGATACTATGTTAGAAGTCAACATACTAAATCACGATAAAGGAAAATAAATCGCTAGCAAAGCCAATCAGGGATAATCATTGAGGTATTTGGCGAGTACTCAACCCACCGAGCACCTTCTAAGGCGTGGCGGGTGTGCTCAACCATCTTCTGGCGCATCTCGGCAAACTGCCGCTCTTTCCGCTTGTAATTCGCAACCACTTCATCTTCGGTCTCGGCCCTGATGATGTGGACATCAACCGGGTTCTTCTGGCCGAACCTCCAGCATCGCCTCACACCCTGGTATGTCTGCTCAAATGAGTGGCTGGCACCGAGGAAAACCATCTTGTTGCAGTTTTGAAAGTTCAACCCGAACCCAGCGATCTTTAGCTTTGAAACCAGAACACGATACTCGCCATTTGCAAATCCAAGAAGTGCATCGCGCTTGAAGTCTGGCGAATCGCTGCCGGTGATTTCAACGGACCCTTCTATCGCGTCTGCGGCTGCCTTGCTTTCGTCGTTCAACTCACACCACACGATTGCTTGCCCCTCGTGGTTTGCGAGCTTGGACGCCATATCCACGCGCCGATCCATGGTCCCGCGCCTAACTGCCCGCTGCTCCCTTAATCCCCTGGCCTGCATGGCGAACAGCATCCCGCTCGACTGCGCCGCTACATGATCCACTCCGATAACGTGCTCATGCATCCGAAGTTCAGGCAGTTGGTATTCCGCATCGCTGTAGCCAATGTCACTTGGCTTGCCCATGAACGCCGCCCATGAACAAATCCAGCGCCAGAAGATGTCCTCAGCGTGGCCCTTGAGCCTCCATGCTTGAGTGGTGGCACCGTCATGGACAAAGTACTCTGCCAGCATTTCCGTCCTTGTTTTCTCACCCAAAAACTCTGAGTGATTGCCCAGCTCCATGTGGTCGTTAGGAGCAGGGGTTGCAGTACATGCCAGACGGTATGGGGTGCCCTGGAACTCTTCGATGATTTGTGTTCTGATCTTGCCGGTGAACGACTTCAGGATGCTGCTCTCATCGAGCACAATACCGGTGAAGTTTGCCGGGTCGAAGTGGCTCAACATCTCATAGTTGGCCACCACTACCTGAGTCTCGTGGTCGTCTTCCCTGAGATATTTCGGCTCGATTCCAAGTAGCGCGCCTTCCCTTACCGTCTGTTCTGCGACCGCCAACGGGGCAAGGATAAGAACCCGTCCTGGGATATGACGCGCCCATTCCAACTGCATGAGCGTCTTGCCTGTCCCGGTATCGGTGAACAAGCAGAACCGACCGCGCTTCAATGCTCGCGATACCAATTCAGCCTGCCATTCAAAAAGGACATCAGACAATGGGCCGTGGTCAATTCCAACCCTCGGACATGAATCTGATTTTGACGCTATGTATTCTTGATATTTCATAATTTCCTCATAACCAGCACAGCGAGGCCAGGGGTGGGAGTGGGGTTGTTTTGGTGGTGGTCATGGTGTGGGATCATTAGACGGTTCTGTTGGAATTTGGCGCTTTAGAAAACACCATGCGACACTGGTCTTATGGGGGTCGTGGTATGCCGACACCAATTCCCAACCGTCCAATCCTAGTTCGTTAAGCACCTCTTCAATACACTTTCCAGGGTGTTCGCACGTTGTTCTGTATTCCCACTTCATGGCCTCAACCTCCACTCCACCGCCCGTTCAATTTCCTCAATCCGCGCCAAACTCCGATTCCGAACCCTCTTCAACTCCCGGACATATCCCATGATGGTTTTTATGTTCCGCTCCCCTCTTTCCCCGTCGCCCGGGTCACTGC